TAGCGTATATACCCATAGCATCATCAGCTTCTAACTCTGGCATTTTAATTACTTCATACTCATTTGTTAGTTCTTTAATGACCCTTCGATAGCCACACGGCTTCTTACGATTTCGGTGACCTTTGTATTCAGTGAAAATTTTTTTCCTGAAATTCTTCGAGTCACTAAAGAATAGGATTAGCTCAGGCTGATCCCACATGAATTCATTTCTAATTCTATTTAGTTCCCTGAGAACATTGTTGTACGCTTCACTGAACCTACTGGTTACGAGGATGACATCATCACCCCAATCAATTTCTGTTTCAGCGGCAGCGCAAGACTTATAAACAATGAAGTCTGCGTCTACCAATAGTTTCATTCAGTGCACCTCCGCCCAATTGAGTCCTGTCTTTGCTTCTGCTTCGATCGGGACTCGTAGTTTGTAGAACTCTCCAGCTTCTGCTGCGCTAAGTACCAGGGATGAACCCAAATCTTTGGCGTGTCTTGGTTCGCACTCGAACTGTAATTCGTCATGTATAAATGCAAGCTGCGATGCACACAGCCCTAGTTGTTTAATGTGTTGTTGATTGATAACGAGCCAACGCTTTGCAATAACTCCGGCTCCTGACTGGAGCAAAAAGTTCAGTGCTTTGTGAGGGCTATCCAGAATAATCTTCCGACCATCAATGGATTTAACCCAGCCACGTTTAGCAGCTACATTAATACTGTCTAATAATTCAGACATACCAGGTATAGCTGCTACAAATGCTGCTCGTATTTCTTTACCACGCTTTTTAGCTTTAGCTGATGATAATTGTGGGTCAAAACTATGACCTATTTTTTCATCACCTGCTCCATAGCACCATGCATAGGTAATTGTTTTGATAGCTCTTCTTGTAACACCGACTTTGTCTGCGTTAACTTGGTGGATGTCTCCATTAAGGAGGGTATCTCCGAATTCGGAAGACCAACGTCCAAGGTAATGGGCGAGCATCCTAAGTTCGATGCCACTAAGATCGGCACCCACCATAATTTGACCAGGGGATGCTGTAAATAACTGTCTAAATTTATTGTCACTAGGAACTTGGGAAAGGTTTGGCTTTCGGTGGCAACATCTATGTGTAGATGCGGCAACTGAACAATGATGGTGGATGCGATTAGATGTCGTACTCAGCCTCAGCCAAGCGTTCGTGCCGTTCGAGAGGAGACCAAGCATTTTGGTTACCGTCAAACATCTCGCGAACATCATAGAAATCTCCGACCCAATCTCTGTCAGAATAACTTCGTCTACGATAGGCTTCCCAGTAGCTGTCATCTGAGTTGGCTTCCAACCATAAAATGTTTGCAATATCCATGAGATATGATCGCGAGATGTAGGGTTTAGTTCTTTTAGTCTGGTAAATTTGGCATCTTTGATGTAGCCGCTAGTTTTGTTATCTCGCTTTGGAGTGAACTCAGCTCCTGCGACGTAAGCGTGTCGTGTGCGAAGACTTTTTTCAAGATCTTGAAGTTCTTGTTGGAGAGACGATGCAAGTTTCCATGCAGCCCTCTCATCGAAATACCATCCATGTTGTTCTTGTTTAGTAAGGATCTTTGCAACTTCATGCTCTAGCGCGACCCAGTCAGGTAGGGATGGAAATGATCGCATAGTTTTTTAGTTACGTTAACATCTTGTATGCAGTAGTCCTGCATTTCTTGTGACCACTCTTTCCAATCAGTGGTCTTTCCAAACTCACCTTTGTATTCACCTAACCTGTAACCGTATGATTCAAGTGAGTGTCTACCACGTAGTTGTAGTGGCATTCTGCTGTTATCTAATTGCTTATCTACATCTTGCATGTTTGCATGATAAAGGCGTGATAACAAAAGAGTATCTACAACCAGGGAGGTGCATTTAAACCACGGGTAGATTTTTTCGATGACAGGTATATCATAAGAAATGACATTGTGTCCGCAGATAATATCTGCCTCTTCAAGTATCTGAATACCCCTAACAACCGGTTCTTCAGAACCCTTGTCGTTGTAAACAAACGTCTGGTCAGTCTCAGAATCGTAGATAACCAAACAGTGGATGCAGGTAACATCATTCAGTAGACCGTCCGTCTCTAGGTCGAACACCAGCATGTTTCCAAATGTAAGTTTTGTCGATAAATTGTGCTCGCTTAACCATCTCTTCAGTGGGAGGATTAGGCTTAGTTAAAATTGCTTGTTGATGTGGCGAATCAAAAATCTGTGGTTGCATCGAAGGTCTTTGTTTCATAGAACTTGCACTTTTCTTTGTCGTACTTCAATTGACATGCAATGCCCGTCTCGCCAGTAAAGCGATTTTTAAGGACTCGCACAGTTGTATCAGCGTGTTCATCTCCACTCTGTTGATCCCGTTCGAGTCCAATGACTGCGTCAGAGATTTGGCTAATAGAGTGGCTTCCACGCAATTGTCCAAGTGATAC